GTAATGACTTTATTGATGTACTAAGAAACGAATCTTCAGTAATGCAAGCTGGAGCAACAATGCTTAGAGGATTACAAGGAAATGTTGTAATACCTAAGAAAACTGCTGCTTCATCTGCTGGCTGGATTGCTACAGAAGGTAGTGCTGCTGCTGAAAGTGAATTTACTTCAGGTTCAGTAACAATGAGTCCTAAAGTAATTGGTGCTTTCACTGATGCAACAAGACTATTACTACAACAATCATCATTAGATGTTGAGAACTTAATCAGAGATGATTTAACTAAATCAATCGCTACTGCAATTGACTTAGGTGCTTTAGCTGGTTCAGGTTCAAGTGGTCAGCCAACAGGTATTGCTAATACTTCAGGTATTAACACTACAACTTTCGCTGCTGCTAATCCAACATGGGCTGAAATAGTAGCCATGGAAAGTGCTGTTGCTAATGACAATGCTTTAACTGGTTCTTTAGGTTACATCTGTAGACCTGCTGACTTTGGTACTTTAAAAACAACTGAAAAGGCTACTGGTACTGCTCAGTTTGTTGTTTCTCCTGACAATAGCATGAATGGCTATAACGTTGTCAGAAGTAATCAAGTAACAAGTGGTGACTTCTACTTTGGTAACTTTGCAGACCTATTAATTGGTATGTATGGTGGACTAGATATTACTGTTGACCCTTATGCATTATCAACTTCAGGTGGAGTAAGAATTGTTGCTCTACAAACTGTTGATGTTGCTGTAAGACATGCAGTATCTTTCTGTAAATCAAGCGACTAATTAACTGATGCTTAAATGGAATGGGGGTGGAAACACCCCTACCTTAAATATGAAAAAATATAAAATATTACAAGATACAATGGCTGGTGGTTCTAAAGTTCATGCTGGAGATATAGTAGAACTTAATGAAGTTGAAGGTCATTCTTTATGTGCTTATCACAAAGCAGAAATTCACGTTGCTAAACCAAAAGCTAAAAAAGAAGATAGAAGCGTAGGTTTAGAAACTTCAAAAGTAAAAGCTCCTAAGACTAGAGCTAAAAAGTAAATCATGCCTTTAGAGAGTGCATTAGATTTTAACGCCTATGTTGATACAACAACAGGACATGGTGTTACTGCTACATTCTTTGAAGTCCAATCTTCACTATGGGATTCAAGACAAGGGTTAATTGATACTTGGTTTGATATTGATTCAGGAGATGCTTATAGTGTAAACATCATTATTGACCAAGAATATTTCAATATAGAAGGCGGTAGTGTTCCTGTTGCTGGTTATCAACCAAGAGCAATAATAAAATCATCTGATGTTCCTTATATATCTCAAGAAGATAAATTGGTTGTAGATGCTATTACAACTAATAAAGGTAGCGTATTAAAACCTGAAACAACATTTCTAGTAAAAACAGTTGAACCTGATAATACAGGTTTAGTTTCATTGGTTTTAGAGGAGCAATAATGTCTCAATTTAGATTAGAAACTGAATTAGATATGGCTGGATATTTAGATATCAATTTTGGTCATGGTGTTTCTGCTGTTTATACAAATTCAGGTACTTCTACAACAATTAATGTAATCCTAAATAATGAATATGTAGAACAAGAAGAAGGCATTGGTGTGGAAGCATTAAAACCAGTAGCCTATTGCAGAACTATAGATGTTCCCAATATTGCATTTGGCAATACCTTAGATGTATCTGCAATAAAAGATACAAATGGTAATATACTCAAAGCAGCACAAAATTATACTGTTGTTAATATACAGTCAGATAGAACAGGTTTTAGTGCATTAATGTTAGAGGAAATATAATGGCAAACCATATAAGACAACAAATAAGAGAAAAGTTTGGTACTACTTTAACTGGCTTAACCACAACTGGTTCAAGAGTCTATGAGTCAAGAGTTTATCCACTAGAAACAGTACCAGCATTAGTTATCTATACTAAATCAGAAACCTCTGAGCCAATAGTAATAGGTACTAATAGAGTTATGAGTAGAGAATTATCAGTGGTGGTAGAAGGATATGCAAAAGCTACTAGTGACTTTGATGATACTATTGATACAATAAGCAAAGAGGTTGAAGAAGCAATAGCAGCAGATAGAACTTTAGACGGATTAGCTAAAGATTGCTATTTAGAATCAACTGAAATAGAGTTTAACGCTGAGGGAGAAAAGCCTTTAGGTTATGTATCTCTTACATTTTTAACTAACTATTATGTCAAGGAAACCAATCCTGACGTAGCAGTTTAACAGGAGACAATTATGAAATTAATTAGTCCAAATGGCAAAAGTTCTGTCATAGCTCATCCCACTCAGGTTGAGTCAATGAAGAAAAAGGGCTGGAAAGAAGAAGCAGTCCATTCGCAAGATAAAATTAAACCTTCTTCTAAGAAAAAGTCGAAAGACGAGGTAGAAAATGGCAACACATAAAGGAAGTGAAGGAACTGTTAAAGTCGGTTCTAATGCTGTAGCTGAAATTAGGTCTTACTCAATAGAGGAATCTGCTGATACTTTAGAAGATACTTCAATGGGTGATTCTGCTAGAACATATAAATCATCATTGACTTCTTTCTCAGGAAGTTTAGATGTATTTTGGGATGAGACTGATACTTCAGGTCAAGGTGCTTTAACTATTGGCTCAGAAGTAACTCTTAATGTATATCCTGAAGGAGATACAACTGGAGATAGTTATTACACTGGCACAGCTATTGTTACTGGTGTTTCAAGAAGTGCGTCATTTGATGGGTTGGTTGAAGCTAGTATTTCAGTGCAAGGCACTGGTGCATTAACACCTGACACAGTATAAGAATATGTCAGCAATAGATAACGCAAAGAAACATTTTGCAGAGCAAGATGTAAAAGTAATCGAAGTGCCTGAATGGGGCGAAGATGATAAAGCCTTAAAAATATACAGTAAGCCATTAACGTTAGCTGAAACTTCTAAGCTCTATAAAATGAGTAAAGAAGATGATTTAACAATGATGGCTTATGTTCTTATTTACAAAGCACTAGATGAAAATGGAGATAAACTTTTTGATTTAGCAGATAAAAATGCTTTATTAAACAATGTTGATAGAGAGATATTAGTTGGCGTTGCAACCAAGATTATGGGTCAAGAACCTATTGAGGACACGAAAAAAAACTAATAAAGGATACTAATTTATATGTGCAATATGCACTAGCTGAAAAACTGGGTAAAACCTTAGAAGAACTACAGCAAATTAGTGTCCAAGAATATCAAGGATGGATAGCTTACTTAGAGTTAGCTGAAGAGAAACGAAACAATGGCAAATAAAAAAGTAAAGTTTGAATTAACAGCAGTAGATAAGACTAAAGCAGCTTTCGATAAAGTTACTAAAGGTCTTAAAGGTGTTGGTGGAGCTGCTGCAACAGCATCTAAGGGTGTTGTCGGTGTTGGTTTAGCTGCAACTGCAACTGCTGGTGCTTTAGCTATTCTTGTTAAAAAATCTTTTGATTTTATAGATGCTGTTGGTAAAACTTCAACAATGACTGGTATCGCTACAGATACTATTCAGGCATTTCATTTAGCAGCTAGAGAATCAGGAACAGATATTGAAGGAGCTAATAAAGCACTTGTTAAATTTGCTAGAAGTGTTGGTGATGCTCAAAGAGGATTAAAAACACAACAAGATATATTTAAAGCTATCAATGTTGAGTTAGTAGATGCTGGTGGTAATTATAGAACTACTGATGCAATTTTAGCTGATACTGCAGATGGTATATCTAAACTAGGCTCGCAAACAGAAAAAGCAACTGCATTAGCCAATTTATTTGGTAGGCAGGGTATATTGCTTACAGGAGCTATAGAAGATTTATCTAAAAAAGGCTTAGATGGTTTTATTAAAAGAGCAGAAGATTTAGGTTTAATTTTATCAACAAAAGTTATTAGAAGAACAGAGCAGTTTAATGATACTGTTGGTGTTCTTGGTATGCAAGTAAAAGCTGTTAGAGATAATATTACAACTGCTTTTCTACCAGCATTAGAAAAAATGCAGAAAATGATAGCTGAGAAGTTTGAAAAAATACAAAAATCTGCTGGTGGTTTTGACAGGTTAGGAATGAATATAGCAAATGCTGTTATAGATGGTGTAGCAACAGCAATAAGAGCATTGGGTGAGTTTCAATTAGCATTAGCAACTGTATCAGTCAATTTAGATACTATATTGCCAAATATGACCTTAAAATTTGCTAATTTTGCACACAAGATATTAGAAATTTTACCAGCAACAAAAGCTGTAGCAACAGCAATAGAAATAGGATTAATAAAAGCTGAAGCAGAATTAGCTATACAGACAAATGAATTAGTTGCAGCTAATACAAAATTTAGAGATGGTGCTAATTCTCTAGCTGATGGTTTACTTGCTTTAAAAATTACAGAAGATGATTTAATTAATTCTACAAATAGCTTAGGTGATGGAACTAAAAAGTCTGCTAACGCTATGTTTGACGCTATGAATCCTTTAACTTCATATAAAAATTCATTAGAAGATGTTAGTAAATCACTAGATACAATAGCTGTTAATTCAATGAAAAAATTTGAAGATTCTATAATTGAGGGTTTAAAAAGTGGTAAATTAGCATTTAAAGATTTTGCAGATTATGTAGTTGAGCAATTATTAAGAGTAGCAATACAGCAATTGGTAGTTACAAATATAGTTGACCCATTTAGAAAATTTTTGGGTAATTTTGATTTATTTTCAGATACCTCGCCAGTAGACAAGATAGATACATCATCCTTAAAAATTCCATCAACCATACCTTCTGCTGGTGGTAATATTCCAATATTTGATAATGGTGGCTATACAGGTATGGGTGCAAGAGCAGGTGGTGTAGATGGCAAGGGTGGATTCCCAGCAATACTACATCCTAATGAAACTGTTATTGACCACACTAAAGGACAAGGTATGCAATCAGCTCCAACAGTCAACTTCAACATATCAACAGTAGATGCTGCTGGATTTGACCAGTTACTAGCATCAAGAAAAGGATTGATAACATCAATCATAAACAATGCCATGAATAATCAGGGCAAGATGGGAGTCGTATAATGGCAGGACAATTTCCAACATCTCCTAATTTTAGAAGTTTAAATTTTAAAGATAATAGACCTACATTAATAAATCAAACCTTATCTGGTAAAAAACAAGTCAGACAAATAGGTAGTCAATATTTTTCTTTTACAGTGCAAATGCCACCTTTACAACAAGATAAGGCTCAAGAAGTATTTGCATTTTTACAAAAACAAAAAGGTTCTTCAGGAGACTTTACTATAGTTGCACCATTAGATAATTTAGGTGCAAGCAAATTAGAAACAGATATATTAGTTAATGGAGTACATGCAGCAGGTGATGATACTATTGCCATGGATGGATTTTCACAAACAACAGGTGCATTAAAAGCTGGAGATTTAATTAAGTTTGCTAATCATTCTAAAGTATATATGGTATCTGAAGATGCAGATGCATCAGGCGGAGCAGATACA